TTTTGTTGCTCAGGAGTTAGCCTATCATAATAGCCATAGTCTTTCTTATCAATAGCCGCAAGCATATCAAACAAGTCTACATCTTGTTTTTCAAACTTTTCATCAATTGCGACTTTTTCTTTTGCCATTATTTTCTCAGCATTTCAAAAGTTATAATGTGTGCGATACCTTGACCTAAGTCTTGGTCACTAGTAATGATGTGTAGAGCAGTATTGCGTTCATCTGTTCTAGAATCGTATTTGTTGTACTCCATAACATATCCACCGTTAGCTGAATGTATTGTAAAGTTCATACCATTTGACTGGTCTATTCTACGACCTGAACTAATAGTACCAATACCAATAGATTTTGAAGATTGTATATCATTGTCGGAACGGACTTTATTCCAATCTTCTTTAACCCAGTTAATAACTTTTTGCTTAAACCAATTCAACATTTTTACTCCTTTTAAAATGCTTGACTATAATCTACTATCTCACAATTACGACTAATCTCTTTTACAAAATACACACATTGTGGTGCAACACTATCATCTAATGGCACACATAAAAACTGTCCATTCTTCAATCGAGGTGCATACCAAGTTACATCATGGTAAATGTCTACAATCTCAATAGGTAAAAAGCTAGGACTAAAACTAGTTAATGGATTAAATTCAAATGCGTTAAATCCTCGGTCATTAATACTAGTTAGTGGTAATGTTTCTAGGTCCCCGTGTTCTTTTTCACCAATCAATATCTGCCAATCTACCGGCATCTTAATAGTATACTTACCAATCTTTAATACAAGTGCAGGAGCACTAAAACTCTCTAAAAAGATTAATGGAATGTAATGATAGTCTACATTGTTTGGGTTACTGTTGTCCAATATTGCAAATCGTAAATCATCGACCTCGTCCGGTAGTGTTTCCAAATTGTAAAATCTATTATCTAATGTTAGTATTCTCATGTTTATATTATATCACTTATATTTTAATTTTTCAACATCGAACGGGTAGTTAGCCTCTTTATAAAAGGCTTTACGTTGTGTTAAATGTCTTTTGGCAAACTTACAGTTACTAGTGATATCCCAAATCTGCACAAAATCCTTGTCTTCTGCCTTACGTATTCCTCGACCAATACTTTGAATTACTCTGACAAAACTTTTACCCGGCTCTAGCAACATTACATTAAAGATACGTGGTATATTAATACCCACTGCCGCTACACCATATGTAGCAATAATGATTTTATTGGTTGCTGTAGCAATATCATCATAGTGTTCTGTTCTAGTAGTACCCTTGGTATCACCTGAAATGAACACTACGTTTTCTTCCTTAACACCATTTTCTTCTAATTTAAGATGCAGTAATTTACCGGCTTCAATTCTATCAACTAAAATTAATGTGTTGCCTGATTCTTTGACCCTACCTGCTAACTCAGCAATTTTGTTCATTCGTTTTTCATCGCTGGTTAGATATTTCAATTCGCTTTGATAGTTACTAAACTCCACACCATCTTGTAATTGTATAATGTTAACGTGGCACATAGAAAGCACACCCATTTCTTGCAATGTGCTAGCGGCTAGTTGATTAATCACCGGGCCAATGCTAACATTTAACGATGTTGATTCATGCAAGGCCTTAGGAATAGTTCCTGTCAATCCCCAACGTAATGGTATATGACTCATTACTCCTGTCAATAATGTTTTCAATACTTCTGCTTTAGCTTGATGAACCTCGTCTACGATAATACAAACAACACCTTCTAAGAAATCAATAATTGAAACCTCTGCTTCGCCTGCTTTGGTATTCTTTAACATATTACCTAAACTTTGCCATGTGCAAATTGTATGTGTTTTATCATACTCTTTACGTCCACCATAGTAAACACCAACATCAAGGCCCAAATTAATGTAATCATTTTCTGTTTGTGTAACAAGACTTGTATTTGGTACAATTACAATACTACGACCATATTGCTCAACACTATAACTTAGTGCCGCTGTCATAATTGTTTTGCCCGCGCCAGTTGCAATCTCTTGCAATGATTGTGGATTCTTTAAAAAGTTATTGACAATTTCAATTTGATAATCACGCAATACAATTGGCTGACCTGCTACTGGATGATTTTTAGGCCACACTTTATGCTTAAATGTTTCTTCTGAAACTTCGTTAAATGAAAAGGTAGTTTGATATTGGCGTATATCTTCTAACTCAATATCGTATCCTGCACTATCTATCAGTGGCAATATATCTGGTAATAGGTTAACATAACTACTACCTGCTAGGCTAAAGAAACTTTGTTTGCCGTTCCATCTACCTAATCGGACACTAGGCAAAAACCTTGCACCCGGTACTTCAAATTCAAATTTCTTCATTAAAGCCTTACGTTCGGCTAATTCCAAACCTTCAATTTTTACATTGACTTCATCCTTAATGATTAGTTTACATTGCTTCATTTAACCTCCACTGGTGTTGAGTCTACTATCTTTATATTTTTTCCAACCTTAGATATTTCTATTGTATCACGTATGGTTTTAAATCTCAATATAACCGGAAAATTATATTTCTTTTTAATTATTGTATCTTCTAAAATTACATCAATCTTTGCTTTGACCAATTTATCTAATATATTTTTTACACATTCTATATACATATGTCCAAATTTAAATAAAAATACTGCATCACAGTTTATTTCTTTTAACCAAGGGACAATGTTTGATGTAGAATCTAATTCAACATCAACAAACATATTAGACATAAAAACTTGTTTGTTATCTGTAGCATCATAAACGGATGGGTCAATAGTTACACCGTGGTATACTAATGTTGCAATTGTCTTAGAATCAGTATTTAATACCATGTCACCTAGTGCTTCATCAAGGTAACCATTAGTAGCGACAATCATTAAGTTGCCATTAACAGTAAGCAATGTTGGTTGCCAATACTTAACCGTTTCGTATTCTTTTACCTTTTCTAAAATAGATTGTGTAACATTACAGTAATGAATTTCTTTAAAAAATTTAGGTATAGTTGTTGTTAATAATCTTAATTGATAGGCTCCATAATTGGATTGGTATTGTCTTGATTCTTTATCCCATATAAAGGTGTTACTTGGTTGATTTCTAAAGGCCTGAATAAAATTCTTGTTATATGGACACTTGAAAAATATCTTGTCGTTCTCTATGGAAACATGCCCGGCCGTATATTGAATTGAACTTTCAATTACCTTTTTATTCCATGGTAGGTAAATAAGTTTGTCAACATCCAATTCATGTTTTAAAAATTGCCTACGATATTTGAAAACAATTTTATAAAACAATTCCACTTGATTAGTGGTTATTTGATTTAAGACCTGTAGGCTTTCAACGAATCGTTTATCAAACCTACTAAGGTTGATATCCTTCATCATAAAATGAACCACATGTTCGGCTGTTTTTAACTCTACCATTTTTACATTATATAATATATACTACGAACTTACAAGCATAAAGGAAAAAAGGGATCGAAATCGATCCCTATAAAACTTGCTTTCAGCAAGCGGAGCATTAATCAATTCATGCTTTCATACATGTAGTACGTGCAAGATTCTTCCAATTAGCCGGGCTAATCTTTACCAAATCAGCAATCTTCAAACTCATACGCAAGGACACTTCACGCAATTTTGTATGATTGTCCCACATGAAATCAAGAACTTCAGTAGCCTGAACTTCATCAAAATCATAGTCTTTGAACAAACCACCATCAGCATCACGATGGACCTGCTTGATACGCAACATTTTGTCACGTTCGCTGTCAATCGTCAAATCAAGAAAGTGACAACGACTTTGCAATGCTTCCAAATGATCCTGCAATTTCTTGCTTTTCACATTATCAAACTTCAAGTTTGTAATGAAAATTGCACTGCCATTAAAGTGAAACATGTTCGGGATACCTTCTTCACGTAGCAAACGTGAATCACTGTTCCAGCAAATCTTGCGAGTCTTACCTGAATCAAGAGCCGCTTTAAGAATGTTCAATGCCAATTCATCACTAAACACACTATCGCAGTCATCAAAAATCAATACATTCTTACTGTCACTATATTTGTACAATTGTGCGTACAAACCAAGTGCAGTCATTGCACCTTTAACAATATTGAAACGGACCTTCTTGCCAGCAATCTTGTCAAACATGCTAGCCTTTTCCATTTGTGTTTCAACACCATAACTCTTACCGACGCCCGGGGGGCCTGCAACAATCATAGCACGAATGTCACCACTGATACATGCACGGGCCATTTCATCAAGAATACTGAAACGTTCAGCAATACGATCCATTGCCATTTCTTCAGTCTCGGCGGGCACTTCTGCCTTTGTTTTAAATTCTATCGCTTTACTCACTACTTGTTCTCCATTCAAAAATTCAATATCATCAATACAATCTACTTTTACTTTAACTTCATTAATAGCAATAGCAAACTGCCCCTCATTTTTTACAGTAACATAGTTACCTTTTTTACCTGTTTGAAATCCCTTGACTAGTGTAAACACTTCACCTGCAACTGGCTGATTGCGATAAGAACCAGAAAGAATGCGAATCGTTGACATATTTATTTGCTCCGTTAGTTAATCTATACAAGTATTATAAGCCCAAATCGATTTATTGTCAAGTTTTTTAGGAATTGACCGTATTAAAGGGGCTTAAATCCTCATCTTCCTGAACCGATTCCAATACATCATAAACAAATGTTAATGAAATATTCAACCTAACCGAGACCGAAACCGGGCTAAAACCCTCATCCAACATATCCCGAATTTCCATATCCAACTCAGCCATTTTTGACATCTTTATCCTTTAAAGTTTAGCAATCAATTGATTGTGAATCAGGTTCATTTCATCCTGTTCCACGTAAAAATCTGTAGTAGGGTCATAGTACTGACCTTCCTTTGTATCATAATACAGGACACGTCCTGAGAAATTAAAGGGGCCTTCAAGACCCTTGCGAGGACCGTACTTGGTACGCATTTGGTCCATTTGAAATTTGTCTGCAACACCCTTGTAACCCATAGCTTACTCCTCAAGCGGCTTTGTTAAAGTATTCGTTAAGTTGTTTGTCGGTCAGTATCTGACCATCACGCATAGTGAAAACTGCACGGTAGTTATCACGCTCACCGCCGGGTAGCATATCATACTCTTCGGTCTTGCGTTGAATTTCACGGCGCATGTAACCGTACTCATCGTTCTCCGTGTTGCGGGTAGCAATCCAACGTCCACCAACATAACGGAGTTCGAATGGGGTCTCCCACTCTTGGGCGACCTTGTCACCGTCATCGGCGATGTACCAGTCAACCACATACTCCTCAAAACCCTCGTTACGTACCTCAATGAGGGCCGTTAACGTCGGGATACCCGACTCTTTAACCTTGAGGACTTGAGCCGGGCTCAGATTAGGGACAACGTAAACATCACCGCCCTTGAACTTCCAGTAGGGGGTGAGGGCAGAACCGTAGTTTTCGCGGATTTGAGTGTTGATGACGATTTTCATATCTGCTCCGTTGTTTAACTGTTTAAGTCTCTATTATAGACCCAAATCGATTAATTGTCAACCAAATTTGGGGTGTTGTTTTTAAGCAACATCCTGCTCTGCGTACTCAAAAAGAATGTATTTTGCACGATTCAGGGCTTGACGGGCGTCCTCGGCTCGCATGGAATCAACCTCGCCGTACTCCAAATTAATCATTTCCTGAACATCAGACAATAGACTGGCAACCATCATTGCAGGGGTAGTACGCTTTAAACGCTCACCAACTACCTTACGCATACCGGCCTCGGTCACACCGTACATACGAACTTCACGCTTTTCCTGCTCTGTCAAACTGTTGTAAACTGCTGTCATATTTCGCTCCGTTGTTTAACTGTCTAAGTATCTAGTATAACACCAAACCCAATTACTGTCAACCAAAATACTGATTTTTGTCTTCTTGGCGCATCATCAATACACCGCAACCTGCAATGCCCAGTCCAAGCAAGCCGATAAGCACACAATCTAACAATGGGCCGTCGTTATCCATACCGCCCACAGCACCAAAAGTCAGAATGAATCCGGTAACCATCAAAAATGCATATGCTCTCATGTTTCGCTCCGTTGTTTAACTGTTTAAGTCTCTATTATAGACCCAAATCGATTAATTGTCAAGAAACCCAGTGTTGTAAAAATACAACACTGGCCGGCGGTTAGAGGGCTGTGAAATCAATTTCCCAATTTTTAATATGGAAATAATTAATATTATCTCTTTCTTTATACCTAAAATTACCAATAATTGGAATATTAGTTTGTTCAAAAAAATGATTCCATAAATGTGTTAATTGATTATCTAATGGAACTTCTATTTTAGATAATCTACCTTCATTATCTTTTAACCAATATTCGGTAAACTTGGCATTTCGTTTTTTAACAGTTAATTTAGTAACCGGAGTTAATCGTAAACTATCTATTTTATATTTTGGTGAATCAAATTGTTTTGTGGATTCAAAACAAATTTCATCGAATCCAATATCATATTCGTAAAATTCAGGTAAACGATATACTAATGGTAAAATAGATTCTTTAAAAATTTTACCATCACCATGAATAAAAGAATTTAAATCTTTTCTAAAGGATGTTAATTTCTGATCCTTTAATGTAAGCACCATTATTTTTTTACTATAATAGCTACGAATACTTGATGCAAGTTCTCTATCTTCTGGTTCAATAGATTGAAACAAAAGATTATCAGTTAGATGTTGTGGTCTAGGAAAAGTATTATTATTATTTTTCTTTCTCAATCTATGCCACACCACACTTAATACTAGAATATCTTCTTCTGATTCTATTACTTCATATTTTTTAGTGCGGTTAGAAACCCCAAACAAAGAATGGCGTTCAGCAAGAGAAATATTACCAATTGAATTGATAGATAGTTGTGTCATTGGTGCTATATTCCCTAGTGTGATTACATCGGGTCCAAGTGAAAGTCCAGCCATAGTATTATTAATTGGATAACTCATATAATTATATCTTCCATTCCTGCAGTTCGTAATCTTACAATATGTCCCATCTGCCATTGTTTAGCTTCAAGGCCCTTCATAATACCAAGCCAACGATTGCGTAGTAATGCTACTTCATTAATCAATACTTCCATATCAATTACTTCATCTTCACCTTCAGCATACTTTTCAGCATCACGGCTTGTCAATGCTCTATTATACGCTTCTAAATATTTTTGAAAATGTTTTCGGCGAATCTTCTTTAATTGAATATTCAAGTAGTTGAGTACCGCTTCTACTTCTTGCAGTTGATTAAATCTATGCTCAGTAGTACCCGGAATAGCGGCAATGTTCTTTTCAACATTGCCGCTAACCTTTACTTCATTTTTAGCAGATATTAACTCTGATTCATAATAAGAAATAAAATCAGGTAAAACTGCCAAGTCAACCGTGATACGTGTGTACCAGTTCATTTAATCCCAGTCATCGTGGTCGTCATCATTGAAATCATAGTCATCAAAATCCTCATCAAGTGCATCATCAGTAATAAGATTTTCATCAGCATAACCCTTTATGGCTTTTGTGATTTCTTTATCTTTAAAAGCACCATTAATGTCTTCTATTTCAAAGTTATTTTCTATCAAATAGTTGACTAATGTATCTGCGGCTTCTGCACGGTCATATGGACCAATATGCTCACGCAACACTTCCCAAATTTCTGATACCAAATTTAAACCCATCTTTTATGCCTCCTCGTCAGATGTTACATTACTTATCTTTGATGTTGCTTTTTGACTATACTCACTCATTACTTTGTCCAAGCAACCGTCAGTATTTGCTTCCCATGCTTTACGAAACTTTTTAATGATTTCACCATCAAGTGTTGTATACACTAAACTGTTACCTTCTTTCTTAACAAGTTCAGCCTTCTCAATCATGTCAAGCATACCTGAATAAGGACTCATACCTGTTTCATAAGGAATCTTAACCTGCACACTTTCAAATGGTTTTGCATAGCGAGTTTTCATAATCTTACATGCCGCACGAATACCTCGTACCTCACTAATCTTATTACCATCTTCATCTTCTTTAAGTTTCAATTTCTTCATAGCAACAACAATACTTGAAGCATAAACGAAACCTTGCCCACCACTGATTTTATCATCTGGGTCAAACATATCCTGACTTGCGTATGTGTGATTAGTAGCAACTAATCCAATACCTAAGCTACCGAACATGTTAACACAATTACGAACAAGTGCAGTAAGTGCTTTAGGTTTACGACCCATGTCACCCTTCATATCCCCTGCTTCAAACTGATTAACGTCAGTTGGTGTCAATAGCATACCCAATGAATCAACAATAAACAATACTTTTGGTCGTTCTGATTCTGGCATTAGTTTGTAATCTTTGACAAACATTGAAATAGTTTTACCTACTTCGTCAATCATTGCCATGTTAAGTTTCAACAACTTGCTTTCGTCTGTACTTACACCTAATGCATGTAGCCATGCTTCATCCAGTGCATTCTCTGAATCAATTAAGACTACAAAGATGCCTTGTTCTTGTGCGTGTCTAACAAGGTTTCCTGAGCAGATGAAACTTTTTCCCGCTCCTGACTCTCCGGCAAAGACAGTAACTTTACCAAGAGGTACGCCTTTATTAAAATCACCGCTAATGAGGTAGTTGAGAGCATAATTTCCTGTTGAGATCCAATCAGTAGGGTCGTTAAACCCAATTGATAGACCGTCGATACTTTTTGTTATTTCCTTACGGAATTTACTTACATCAAATGGCTTAGCCAAGTTATTCTCCTAAGTTATCTGTTTGTTGTGCCGTTGAGATAGATTTTATCACCGTATGCAACTTTATCAAGCAAATCGGGACATTGGTCTGCCATTCTATCTAATTCATAATCGCTTGGAAAATGTCGTAGTGCGCCCCTTGCACGGTCACGAACTAGGGCAGGGACTCTAGGTGTTTTACCTGGATCACATAATTCTTCCAATAGTTTTTTACCTTGTTTTAAGGCACGAAATCTTTCGTCTGGTAGTGTCATAATTATTCTCCTTATTAAGGGGCCGAAGCCCCTTTTATTGTTTAGGCAGATTTATTCTGTCTAGCACGAATCATTGCTAGAATATCTTGTGCCTTATCACTGCTTGGGGCAGTTTTAGGAACTACGATAGGAGAATTATTTGTACCTTCGTCAGGCTCATCGTCTGCTACGGGTGCTGTTGCGGGTGCGCTTGCCACTGATGCTGGCGCTGATTGTTTTTCCGCTGTTGAACCTGCAGATACTTCTAACCCATATGGACGATAGTATTGACCCCAACGCCCTGTGTCGTAAGGTTGACCATCAACTGATGCCTCAAACATTTCTTTGATGATACGCAATTCTGCTTCACCGGGCTTCTTAGGCAAGAAGTCAGCAAGATTGAACAAGCCATGAGACTCAATTGCTGATGCCTCTGCTTCTGTCAACGCTGATTCTTTACGTGCCCAGTTACTTGTAGAGTAATCTGCGTAACCACCCTTGCTTGTTTTCTTAACGTTAAAGTCAAGACCACGCAAGAAGTCTGTTGGCAATTCTTCCATTTCAGGATCCATCAAGCTAGACTTGATGATTGTAAAGATTTGTGGACTGATAATAAATCTACGAATTGGATTCGCAGGAGTTTTGTCATCGCCTAGTGGGTTCTGACGAACATATCCTTGGAACAAATAACTACGTTTCTTCCAATACTTGTTTGCCATTTCTTTTAGTGTTTCGTCTTTGTACCATGGGCGAACTTCTGCCAAAACAGGACAAGCATCACCATACATTTCCATACACGGAACTTGTACATCAATTTTCTTAACGTTGGGGTCACCCTTAACGCCATTGAATGGTAGCTTGATGATTTGACGTTCTACCCAAAAGAAAGTGTTCTTTGAGTCCGCATCTGGCAAGAAACGAATAGTCGCTGTTGCGCCTTCGTCAATGTTCCAGTGGGGGTAGATAGAATTATCAGATTGGGTGTTAGAACCCTTTTGATTTTGTTTTGTGTCTTGCGCTTGAATACGTGCGCGGATTTCTGCTAATGATGCCATGATTAATTTTCCTTATAAATTGAGATGGTCTCGTTTTAATGTCGCTACTCCCTATGAGTAACTAACACAAGTGTAAGTTTAGCATATGCTTACAGTCATGTCAATAGTATTTATGCCGAATATGGTAAACCTCACCTTTTAAGTGAGGTTTTTGTGAACTTATTTGCCCAATAATCGTTTGATTGTGTTTAAGTCCTCTTGACCTTCATCAACTTTTACCTTCCAACTATCTGCTGGATATTTTTTAGCCGATTCTTTGTCAGAATTATATCTATTGGGCATCTTTCCGCCGTGAGCATCTCTGTCAAGTTGTCTTAATAATTCATCATCATCTGGTGCAACTTTATCAAGTACTGTCTTACCTACTTTTTTAATTGCACTAAGAATACCTTCATCCATTTCATCTTCAGGTAACACTCCCTTAGGCCCACCACTTGCGTAATTCATTCTACGTTTGATTTCACGCTTCATGTAATCATTGTCTTGTCTGTTAATCTTACCTGATTTAGTAACTCTAGGTGACATTTTTCTTTGCAATGGGTCGTGGTCAAAAGTATTATCGTGTCTTGGGAAATGCATCTTGCTTGCACCTGCTTCAACCGTGTCAGCAATCTTATCACCAAACTCTTGTCTGATTTGAGCAATGACTTCATCACTATCTGGGTACTCATCATCAAGACCATAATATGCATCAGGGTCTACTGAATCACTATATTGGTCAATCAAATCATCCAGTCTAGCACGTTGTGTATCATCAAGCCCTTCTGCTACAGCTTGCGGAGACATGCTAATAAAATTTTCAGGAATACCAACTGAGTTATTACTTTGCATTCCATCATCTTCAGATAATCCACCCAATGATTCAATTTCATCATTGATATCATCTAATTCTGATTGAATATGTTCTTTATCTTCTTCGTCAGCATAATCCAACTCTGATTCTAAATCAAATTTTCTGCTGTATAAAAAATCTAAATGAGAACCGTCTTCACTATCATCACCGTCATCATTGTGGTCATGTTGTGCAAACTCAACTAAGCTATCTGCCCACTCAGCTAACTGGTCAACTTCTTTCATCTCTGCTACAGTCTTGTGTAGTTTAGATAGTATTGGCATTACTGATTCAATACGTGGATCCAATGTTTCTTGTACAAACAATTCGTTAACAACACTAGTATCAGCATCATCTTCCATTAACGGTGGACTCCAGCTATCAAAGTATGAATTATATCCACGATGTCCTGTCATTCTGCTTAGTGACTCACGCAATGATTGATAGTGTTGGATACCACTTTCAACTAATTTTTGTGTTGATTCATTAAACTGTTGTCCGCGGGTAGCACGAACGAATCCTGCCATTTTTTGATATTCTTCACATAAGCTACCAATATGATTCCAACGGTCATCATGAGGTTTGCCACCTTCTGCAATGTGTCTTGCATAGACACGGGCAATACCTGGTTTAATTGTTGGAGCTAAGAAACGTTCACCATCTTGATTTTCTAAAAAGATTTTAGAAATATTGCGGTAACGCTTTTCACCTTCTTCAATTTGACGGCTATGTTGTATAACCATTTTAATGGTTGGGATAGCATCGCTGTAGCTTGCTCTTTTACCCATTGGGTAATATCCTTCACCTAACTTATCTTTTTTCTTCATGTGATTTCTCCTAGCCATATCTGGTGCTAATTGGTCTTGATTTTTTAATTGCCAACCTTTGAATCCGTTTCTAGTTTTCCAAGATTTTAAATCTTCTACAAACCCTAGCCACGTATCGTTATATCCTAAATTTGGAGTAGGTGATTCTGGACTATCACCTACATCATCGCCATAGTACAATATCAACCTACGTTCATCATCTACTGTGGCAAAAACATCACCATAATCTTTACCATTCATTGTAAATTTAAATTTGAAAACGTCTGCTTCGTCTTCAACAGGTGTTACTTTACCCGATGCATCCATTGGTTTTGGTGAGTACTTTGATAGTTTATTGTATAACTTGCGGTTTAGGGTTTCTGTATTAATTGGCATAATGTATTTATCTAAGTATTAGCTTATCACGGCAAAGAAGGGTAATGGTGCAATAAATTCTTCATGGTCACGTACATAGTTGTCTAATTCTAAATGATATGAACCTAACTCTTGTATTATTCTAACTACAAGTAATGTTGCCATAATCAAATCATCAGTATCCCCAATCTTGGCTGCATAACTTCCGCCATGTGCTACAAAAGCCTTTAGTTCACTGATAAGACTGCGACTATTTAACTTCATCTTTTTATTTTCAAGTAATGTTTTAAATTTTGCACATGCTACTAATTTTGTTTTGTTTGATGTATTAAAACCTTTGCGTTTTTTACCCGGTTCACTAATAAATATACCAGGTATGTTATTTTCCCCATATTCATTTAGTGACACTAATGCGGCTTCGCCTATGCTATTATTTTCTATACTGTAGTACAAACTATTAGGTTCCCCTGTACAGTCAGTAATATATTTGTTAATTTGTGCTATTAATTTAATTTGGTCTGGGATAACTGTTTTGTTATGCTTCCATTCACCTACCTGATGTAATGTGTTAGCTTCAAAAATTTGTATACCAGCAGGGTCACCACCTGTACCTAAACTTGGATCTAGTCCCACACAGTAAATATTACCCTTCGTTGGTTTCTTATACCAACGAATCTGTCCCACTCTGTCTATGGGTTCAGTACCCTCAAGCATTAGTAATGTATTTGGATTAATCAGTGTTTCGTCAGCAATAATAAATTCGCAACCAATCTCTCGGTTGAAACGATCCTCACCAAGCTGTGCCTTCATTTCTGTAGCCCATTGTTCATCACGACCAGGCTGTTCATTCCAATAAGCACGATACGCTCTAAAACCGTTGATACCTAATTCAGTTGTGTTACCAAAATCATCTTCGGTCTTGTTAGCACCTTTCCAAATATAAGCAAATTGATCCTCATCACTGTTTGGAGTACTAGTGATAATAGCTTTACCACCAGTTGATAGTGTTGGCGTGATAGATGTCCAAAATTCTTTAGCGATACTTGGTCTAACAAATGCAAACTCATCTAAGTACAATAGTGTGATAGACATACCACGACCTGTATTTTCAGTAGTTGTTGCACTAACAATACGAGATCCGTTTTCAAAGTCTAGTGAACCTTTATTATATGTTGTTACACCTGCTTTAATATGGTTAGGACAGTTTTCGTATGCATAACGTATACGTTGCATAATCTCCTGAGCACCTGTATATTTGTGTGCCGCAACTAAGATTGTGCTATCCGGTACAAACATTGCATACCAAAGTAGGTAACCAGCCGCTGACGTAGACTTACCTGATTGTCGTGGCATCAAACTAATTGAAAATCTATAGTTATGATAGGTTTCAATCAATCGTTTTTGATAGGACCACGGATGATAAACCATACTCCCTTTAGTAGGGTGTTGTATGATAAAGAAGTTATCCATAAAGTATAGATAACCTGTATCAGGGTCACAGCATTTTATAAAATCCTGTAGTTCTTTATCAGTTTTAAAAACTGTTTTGGTATAAGGATTCTTTACTAGTGACGGTGCGTTATTATTTGTAGCCATATCACTATTTAGTGAAAACTACGACTATTTAGAAAAAGGGTCTTCACCTGTAAGATGTGGCTTAGCGAACATTACCTTAAACCATTCTTGTGTACCTGGTTTAATATTGTTCTCACGTATATATTGTTGTTTTTTGGCTGCAAGTTCGTTATTAGGTGTTGCAGTGGTTTCACCTGTGATTTGCCCAGACCCACTCAATCGTTTTAATTCATCTAATGTCATATCCTTCTCAGTGATTTTTACATCCTTAAGTTTAGAATAGGCTGATTGAAGTTTAGCTTGATTGAATGGATCGAACATCTATATATTATTTAATATCTAATGGTCTTTGCTTAGTAGCAACTACACAATAGAAAGTTTCTTTAGCGGTTATTTTTTCGCCTTCAGGGTTGTTAACATCAACTGGATACTGCACATCAAATGTAAAAGTTTCAAATCTATCAATATTAAATCCAGTGCGTTGAAGCAATGCGGCTAATTGATTTTGACCTAAAATACTATAGTGATTTAAGTTATACTCGTGGCGTCTTTCACAATCGGGAGCAGGAACCTCAATGTAAATTTTTCCAAACTGTGTAAGAACACGATTGTATTCCATTAAACTAAAAATAGGATAAGGACTATGTTCTAGTGCTTGGCGTAGAAAGATAAAATTGACTGACTCATCATAGTAACCATCTTTTTGTGGAAGAAAACTTAAATCATATTTTTTAATTGTATGACCTTTATCTTCACAAGTTTTAATATCGCCCGGACTTAATGTTACACCAATTGTGTCAGTATAGCCCCTAGTTTTCATTTCGTCTAAGAAATATCCAGGACCACAACCTAAATCTAAGATTTTACTATTTTTAGGGAGATTTAACGGGTCAATATATTTTTCTACAACTTGTTTAGTCAATGTTTCATGCATTTGACTAACACCCTCATCGTAAATATGAGCGGTGTATAACCATTCGTTGTAGAATTTTAATTTAATTAGGTCTAGAGTTTGGTTGATGTCAATCATGTCTTTCATTGAGAGTAATCCTTAAATGTATATTATTACTTATTCTCAATAACATGTCAACAATTATTTTCTTTTGTAGCCCTTAAATGGTTTAACTGGACTTACTCTATGTGTAGAATCTGGTTCTGCGCCGTGACTATTAACGGCATCATCAATGTTCATGCCAATTGCTTTATAAGCATGATGTAACATATCGTGTTCAGTTTCAGTATAAGGTGCAGCCATATTGCTACGGCCAATCCATGATTCTTCAGTCGGGTCATGTGTAAATTTTTTACCGTCACTGGATGCTACTGCCATCATAGCACGATTTAAATCATAGATTCTATCAGCAGTGCCTGCAAATTTATGTGCCTTAGGCATTGTTGCCTCTTGCTCATGGTGCAGTTTACCTATTTTACCACCAGAATTTGAACCAGCTTTGCCTTCATTTAAAAATTCATTGGCTCTCATTTTGGATATCCTTTGAATCCTTTTAGTGGACTAACTATACCAGTATCAGGTGTTTCTTGACTTGTTTTACTAGTAACTAATTTTTTACCTTTAAGGCCCATTTCTCCCAAAGCAAAATCAATATCTTCTTCTGCCTCTGGATTCATATAGCCGGATACTACCTGATTTTCTCCCCAAACAGATTCTTTATCCATTCTAGATATGTCCCCATTTCTAACAGCCTTTGCCCCTGCTAACGCTACGCTAAATCTATATTGCAAATATGCATTTTGATTTTGTAATTCTGGTATTACCCATGTAGCCGGCAATGGTTTAGCGATCCTGTCAGGTAAATTATTTTGCTCAGTTATGAATTCTTTCGCTCTCATTATAAACCTTTATTGTTCTGTTGATATGTCGAACGCTAAATCTTCTGTAGCCATATCGCTGTCAATGTATCCGTCTAGTTGTAGATTTAATCCACCAACTGTATTACCGATAAATGTTACCTGAGAAGCAATAAAATGTAATAGAACATCATTTACTATAGGACTTGCTAATACTCTAACATTACCATCAAAAACATCCATAGCATAGCGTGTTAGTGCATTACCTGAAAATGTAGTGCCATAACCAGTATATTTAACATCTAAGTTGTTATTTGTAATTTGTGCTGAGAGAATGATATTTTGGCTGTCAGCACTTGTTGTATCACTACTGCGAATTTGAAAATTACCCTGAGTAAAACTTGTAACAGGAATTTCAACTAACACTTGATTAGCTTCTAATCCAACCGTATAAGTTGTATATGTATTAGTAGTAACAAAGAAAAGATTACTAAAGTTATTGTTAATCTTACCAAATGCTACACGTAATGGGTCACCTTCTCCGTCGTTAGGAGTAGCACCTATATTAATATATTCTTGGTTACCATATGGTCCAACTACGCTTGTATCAAACGTTAACATCTTTGCAGTCGGATTTTCTATGACTGATGGTACATTATTGATGTATAGATTGTTGGTAATATTTATATTACCAGAGAACTGTGCGTTTGCGTTAGCTACATTAGCCGTAGGGTCTAAAGCCAATAAATTTGCAAGTAAGGGGTCACCCGTTACAGCGTTTAGCAAGCTACTTGTATTGATTGTTTTCTGAGACATATTTATCCTAGTATAGTATATTTATCACTATTTTAGGATTATTGAGAATTCGTTTGGTCAAAAATCTGCTTTTGTTTATTATACCACTCTAATATAGCTTCCAATTGTGCTGAACATTCATGTCTAGTGCCGTAATTTTTAGCTACAGTTTCCATTAACTTGCTTAATGTAGTTGTCTCACCTTCAATAGTTTGCAATGGTTTGCATGTTTGTGACAATTCAGTAGGTAATTCAGGGAATTTTTGCACAACTGGTACCACTGTAGTACACGCTGACAAAAAGATTACCGATAATAGTAGTAGTTTTTTCATTTCTTTGGCGCCAATATCATAGGTGGTGTAGCCAATTGATTATGTAAATCTGTAGGTACTACTAAATCATTCTTTAATATACTGGTATTGTTTAATGCGGCCGCATTATGCGACTTTATTACTTCAACAGGTATAGGACAGGTGTTGTCATACTTGACGATTTCTCTATCAATGTATTGTACTATATCCTCACCCTTTTCTTTTATGATTTGTTTTTTAGTAAGTATTTTAGTAACAACCTCAGTAGTTACCTTCTGTGATTCTACTTCTGCTTTAGCAATTTTAGCTTCTAGGTCTTTAACCTTAAGCTGCCAAATTGCTTGGTCAGCTAACCCACCTTCTAAATATAAACCTAGGCTTAATAGTAGTATACTTATAATTTGTATGGGTAATTGGTATAGCTTAATAAAAGGAATAAAGCCTAAAACAAATCCGGCTACCGTACCCACAACCCCTACAAAAAAGATTGCATGAGTAACAAAGTCAGGAAGATATGATAGGATCCACATTCATATATTTATCTTTGAAATATGAATCATTAGTTAACCAATTATAATAATTTGCAAATCCTTCAGCAACATCAACTTTAGGGGCAAAATTGAAATCAGTTTTAGCGGCTGTGATATCTAATGCACCCCTGCTAGGGAAGTCTGCATCCTTTTCACGCAATTCAATTGTACCTTTTCCTGCTAGTTTAACAGCCATTTGTGCGGCTTCATACAAAGTAACTGCATGGCTCTTTGTGATATTGTATGTTTTGTTGTCAGTATTATCACTCAGAGCCGCGGCAACAATACCATCTGCGGCATCGTCAACGTATGTAAAATCTAATGTTTCTGTGCTTCCATTAACCTTAAGTATTCCACCACGCATTGCGGTTAATAAAAATTTGCTTATAACTCTATCTTCAACATCAAGCGGACCATATACTGCGCTAGGGCGAATTATAGTATGTGTAAGATTAGTACGGCGAGTATAATCTCTAACTAACCATTCACCTGCTAGTTTCATAATTCCATATTGACCTTGCGGCTTACAAATAGCATCCTCTTTAACATCATTAGTAAAGTCACCATATACCATTGAACTGCTGATATAGATAAACTTACGCACATCATATGCATTACTTGCTTCTAAAAGATTTAACAATCCCTCACTCATTACCCTACTACCCAATGCAGGATTAGCATTAACTACTTTTTGTCTAGGAAAACTAGCCATGTGAATAACAATTTCAGGTTGTTCAATATCAAATACTTTGTTGACTTTTTCTCGGTCACTTACATCATATTTGTAATATCCATCTAACTTGATTTTTTTAATTCTTTGTTCAATCAAATGATTAAGTTCAGTCTCAGGAATGATGCCATAGTTTGTTACTGTATCCATAATAGATACAATATGACCTTGATCCTGTAGTCGGTTAACTACATGATGTCCAATCAATCCTAATCCGCCTGTTACTAATATGTTCATTTAAATTTTAAATTCCAAAATACATAATCTTTTGATTTTAAAAAGGCATGTATCGTATATGACTGCCCATATATTGCAGGGTCAACATGTCTTTTCCAAAGAGGAGTAGGATTACTATTTTGCATAATCCATTGTCCTTCTTCTGTTTGTTGCCATTCCCAAATAGGTTGGGCTACAAATAAATCTGGGTCTTCAACATCACCCATTTTAATAGTATGCGCTATTATTTCAATTGTGTCTGGTTCAAGAATCATACTGCCATTGGTGCCTTAATTGAGTCCATTGATTTATAATCTAGTAATTTTACATCATTCATAGTAAAATTGTCAATAGATGTTACAGTGGGATTCAACCAAAGTGTAGGCAGTTCCAAAGGAGTACGTGTTAACTGTTCACGCACTTGGTCTAAGTGATTATTGTAAATGTGAGTATCACCTGTACTGATGATTAATTCACCCACCTTTAAATCACATACATGTGCAATCATATGTGTTAGTAATGCATAACTAGCAATATTAAATGGAAGTCCCAAGAAAACATCTACACTACGTTGATACATATGGCAACTTAGTTCGCCATTTTTGCTTACATTAAATTGTGACATAACATGGCAAGGTGGCAATGCCATTTCATCTAATTCGCCTGCATTCCAAGCATTAATAATATGTCTGCGCCCATATGGATCTTTTTTAATACCCTCAATTAAATTTTCGAGTTGATCCGTTTCTTTGAAGTGTACACTACCTTTTCTATGGTACCAGTGACCAAGGTCGTTTTTAAATGATTCTGATTTATGTACAACCGGTGTTTTCCAGTGGCGCCATTGTACTCCGTATACCCTCCCCAAATCACCTTCGAATTTAGCCTTTGGTTTCCAATATGGCGCCAATGCATTGGGCGTCCATATGGTAACTGTTCCATCTTTTGTACCGTGGGTGAGTTCTGCCAATCTACGCTCATCACTACTGCCTTCAATAAACCAAAGAAGTTCACCGACGCAAGCCTTCCATGCAAGTTTCTTAGTAGTGACTGCGGGAAAATTTCTACGCAAATCAAAGCGAATACTACGTCCAAAGACACTAATAGTGCCAACGCCAGTTCTGTCATCTTTAATTTCTCCGTTGTCTAAAATATCCTGCAATAAATCTAAGTACTGTTTCATAACCTACCTAATAGCTTATCCGTTTCAGGTTGAACTACCTGAGCAATAGATTGTACATTTAATATAAATTCTACATTAACGATATCATCGTCTAATTCATTGAGTTTTCTACTAACTGCTTCTTCTATTTGCTCAGGATCTAATCCTTGCTTTAAAAAACGTTCCACATTTATAGTTTGTTGACGTTTTCCCTGTAGTTTAATTATTAATTTCTTAATAAATTGTACAGGGATTTTTTGTTTTTCAACGTCTTCGAGGATATGTTCCCACTTCTCAACGAATTCTGGACTCATTATGCACTAACTTTTGGTTTTGTTTTTCTAACCTTTGCTACGGGTTCAGGTGCTACGTGTTCAGCTACAGTTTTTTTAGTGTATGCTCTTTTTTTTGGAGCTTCTAATTGTACCGGATCTAATTCTGCCGCTTGCTTCATTAAATTTTCACTTTCAGCCATCAACCCTTTTGCTTCAGCAGCCATCTTAGCAGCCTGTTGACGCAAATTGTTTGCAATCATATTGTCACCCAATGCATCATTAGTGTTTGCTACCAATGGTTGTGTTGTAGGGGTTTTAGCATCACGTGTTTGTTTTTCACGCATTCTACGTGCAACATCCTGCGGATCTTGTAAGCCACGGCTTTGATCCATTTCAGCTAAACGCTTTACAGCTTCTTCACCCTTTTCCATCTCAGTCAAAATTTTATTAAGTTCACTTAATTTAACTTTACTTTGTGGATTTGGTGTGACAACAATTTGTTCTGTTTGTACTTTTTTCAACAAACCCTCTGCATGTAATACCTGTAGAATAGGTCTGCCATCCATACCCAATGTACGATTCAATGCATCACTTAGTGATTGACTGTTTTGGCCAATGTCACTTTCAATGCAACGAATTAATGGATCATGAATGTGTTGGTTCAATGTCTCTGTAAATGTGACTAAGCACATGTGTGGTTCACCTGGGATTTCACGAAAAATGATTGCCACTTTTCTATCGCCCATTTTACCTACGTGTCGTAAAAAACTCATATTATTCTCCTCGAGTAGTTAAAGATATTTAATGTGATATATATTGCCCATTATTTTTTTATGACCAATATAATTCATAAGCTACTGCCTCAGAAGGGTCTTCAAAGGCAGGACAACCGTTAAATGATAGTATATACAATTGGCCGTCTACTTCTTCAGTTTTAGACACAATTGAGAATCTACCCCTTAAGACATTTAATATCCAAATTTTAGATTCTTCCGTTAATCTAGTATTAGCAACTGTAAAATGCTTTGGTGTATAATTTAATTGTCTGTCGCTATACCAAGACAATGGATCAATATTGTACTCTGTCATTGTGTAAGAGATACTAGCATTTTAGTTTGGTCCCACAGTTTCTTAACTGCGGGATTATGCATCATGTTAGGTGGGATAATTTCAATCCAAAGTTGTCCCCGTAATTCACCGTGTACATAATCACTACCAGTACCATATGTCCTAGGTTGATGAATTTTTCCTTCATACCAAAGGTAATTACCCAATCCTAATACTTCATCTAAATCATATAAGTCCAATGAGTAATTATCAGGATTACTAGCGTAAGGATTACCTTGTTCGTGATATTTTTTTACCACATCTACAAATTTTTCATATGTAGGACAATCAGTGCGGGTAACAATGAATAAAACATCGTCCTTGGACACTTCACCTGCCATGATAGACCGTAAACAACCACCTAAACTTGTTCCAATGTACATCATACAATCATTTTTCTTTCTGATTTAACATAGTCACTGTAAACTTTTTTACCATTATCTCTAATCCATTCTACGATGGGTTGCGGATTGTCATTAAACACTTCTTTCAATTCATCATAAGCCATTGTGCTGTTGAATTCATAAATCTCATAAGCACGTTGACTATTGACTCTAGCACGAAGGAGCATCATTTGCAAGGGAATGCCAGCTGGCTTTATTGGATGCGTCTTTGATTCTTTAAGAATAGCAACAATCTTTTCTTTTTCCCATGCATCATGCTCTTTTATATGTTGGTCAACATCGAATAAACTTTCAAGACCTAGCATGTCCCACATTGCCAAATAATGTTTAGTCTTGTTCTTTTTTGATGAGGGCATATATCATCTCTGCTTTGTTAATTGCATCTGCCAATGTAGGTTCAGTTTCAGATAAACGTAGAATGTTTCTCCATGCATACCACCTAGTGACAGAATTATGTGTGTTGTCTTCTTTAACCATTTCTCGGTCAGACGATCCACTCTTGCGTGAGTAGACCGTCTTTCCGCCATCAGGACTTTCGTATATTAATACTTCTTCAATGTTTTTAACAATCATTTCTCATCATAGATTGCATAAGTTCCGAACGGGGGATTCGGATTTTTGTCACCATGAATAATCCATGTTGTATCGCAGTAGTTTGGGTCGCCCCATGAACCACAGGGATATCCATCAGTGAATACAATCAAACGTTTAGGCTCGATTGCATTTGTCTTCAAGTACTCAAAGATACAGTCAAAGTCAGTGCCACCACCTCCCATTGGCTCATACTCATCAATATTATCCATGTTCTCACTATTGAAGTCTTTTGGGTTGTAAGTCTCAGTATCAAAACAGAATACATGAATCTTATAACCATCAAAAGCATTCATCATACCTGCAATTTCACCCAAGAATGCTTGTGCTTGTTTATTACTGATAGAGCCACTCATATCAAGTGTAACAACCACATCAATTTCTTCTCCGGGAGTCATACCGGGCATAATAGCATCCATGTGCCAACCTCTGCGTGAAGGACGCATCCAACTATAGTCAGTGCGAATAGCACTAGTTAAGTTAGTTTGAATCAGTTCACGCCAAGGCATAACTGGATTAGTATGTTGCTTGATTAGCCTCTCAACACCAGCTGGTAATTGACCTGCCTCAGAAGTGCTTGCGGCATTGATGATAGCCTGCTTGACTTCCTGACGAACACGTTCACGTTCTTCGGGAGACATTTTAGGGCGACCTTTGCCTTTTTCTTTGCCATCACCTTCTTTACCTTCACCACCACCGTCACCGTCTTCACCATCCATGTGGTCGTCAATCATTTGGTCAATCAAATCTTCAATGTTAATTTTCTTAACATTTTTCATGAGGTCATCATAGATTTCCTCACTAGCCTTGCCATCATACTTAGTTTCGTACAAGCAAGGAACCGATTTAATAAACTCACCTACCTTGTGACGTTTCAAGTCTGCATTAACTGCATAGTCATTAGCAATGTTAAAGATTTGTGGGTCACGGTCACCAATACGACCCATGTGGTCATATACAACGTGCAACACTTCATGTCCAACTAAGAATTCAACTTCTTTTGGCTTTAGCAACATAATGAAACGTGAATTGTAATAAAACTTCACACCATCTGTTGCCGCTGTACTACACCATTCATCTGCATTTTCTAAACGCAACCTTGTTGCAAGATTGCCAAAAAACGAATGGCGCAATAGCAAGCCTACACGTGCAGTAATAATACGTTCACGAGCCTGAGCATCAATTTTAGGGTCAGTTGGACCTACTAGATTTTCAAATTTTTTACTGCGCTTGCGTTTTGTGGGACTGATAACATCACTCATAGCTATTCCTTTATTTCAATACTAGTAGTATACAGCATTTCAGATTAATTGTCAATTCAATTTACGAGGTTCCATGTCAATTTCGGACACTAGTGCTTCCAAAATTTCATCATCCAACTCATCCAAATTTACCGGTTCTGACTTTTCCATAAATTCACCACTGTCAAACATGCGTTGAATTTCTTGGACCAATTCATCCAGTTCTTCCTGAGTTCCTTCGAAGGAATCAAAACAACCCGGGGCGAAAACTAATTCTAATTTTTTATCTTCCATATACTTCTCAAAGATGCGGGACCTAAGTCCCGCATTTATTTAGTTACCTGCTTCTACAATGTACTTGCCGTACTTCTTGTGAAACTCATCAAAGTTTTTCAATTGACTAGGCTCAATCGGCAACTTGTAAGTTTTAAGCGCAATCTTAGCACCCATTACAACCAATTCAGTTTCAAAGTTAGCCATGATGTAGCCAAAGAAGTTGTCAGCCATTTCGTGGAATTGTTTCTGACTAACTTTTTTACCTTCAAGTGAATCCTTCAATTCATAGCACATTGAAATAGTCAATGAGTACATTGCAGACACTTCCTTAACTGCAAGGTCCTTAACCTTACCACTAAGAATGTCGCTCGGCTCAGGCATGCGACCTGCAACTTTGCGGTGTGCCGCAAACTTAACAGCAAGACCTTCACCAACTGAACCTGCAATCAGATTGAACAATGTATCAGTATCAGTGTCATCCTCATCACTCAACAAGTCACTTACAAAGCACCAGCTACGTGGAGTAGCGAATGCGCGGCTTGAAGATTTATTGTCAAAATCGTACAAGTCTTGTTTAGCGAATGACAGGTAACCCACAACGTCTTTGTGAATGCCTTTGTTCACAGCCCAATTCTGCCATGATGTAAAGTCAGCTCGCATTTCCAAGTGCAAGAAACGATTAGCTAGGGGCATCGGCATACGATATGTAACACCTTTGTCACTATCACGATTACCTGCCGCTACGATAACAACGTTATCGGGCAACACATACTTACCTACACGGCGATTAAGAATCAATTGATAGCCTGCTGCCTGTACTGCAGGGCTTGCACTGTTCATTTCATCTAAGAAAAGAACAACGATAGGGTATTGACTTGCAAGTTCCTCATCAGGCAAATCTACAGGAGACGCCCAATCCATCTTGTTAATATCACGATTGAAGTAAGGGATACCTCGAATATCAGTAGGCTCCATTTGTGCCATACGCAAGTCAATCATATAGCCACCAAGTTCTTCAGTAACTTCAGCTACCACTTCAGATTTACCGATACCGGGGGGGCCCCACAAGAATACGGGACGTTTTGCTTTGAAAGCCTTGAGAAATGCTTTGCGAGTTTGTACACTAGTGATAGTGAGATTGTCAGTTACATGCGATGCCATTTTAACTCCTTAAGTATGTGGCTTGTTTAAGTCAGACTACAGTTTAACAGATATGTGATTTGTTGTCAAAAATTTTCATGCTTTTTGGGCACTTACTTTTTCACACAATTCAGTGAACAAAAAGTCTTGTCGAATTATAGCTTCGATTTCCCATGGTCGGTCTTCGTATTTGGCTTTTACAGTTTTACCACACCATGATGGCATTACTCTACCATTCCTTGCCCTGCGCCATTGAATTTGACCTCTTACCATTTGCTTGACATGAACCATTTCATGGGCTAAAGTAACTAGCAATGGCCCAGTTTTCAGATAACTATCCAATTCAATAGTTATTTGCCTAGGACCACTATGAAAAACCTGTCCATTGTATTTAAAACATTTACGCAAATATTTGTTATTCACAACAATAATATCGTAATTAAAGTTCCCGATATTTAATCGGTCAGCATAAAAAGGCATAACCTTTTCAAGCAGGTCCTTTCGAACCTTGCTTTTTATTTTTACATTGTACTCCATTAAACAATTTCTTTCAGAATACGATTATAAACATCAGCCTTAGCCATATAATATTCGTAGTCACGTTCACCGGGCCTAAAGTTTTTCCATTGATTTTGATTTGCAAAACCAATGATATCATTTTTCAACGATACATTACGATAAAAGTCAATGAATCCATAAAGGTCGTAATGAGCAATAAAACCACTTGCAAGATACAAAAAGTTGTACCCAGTACGATTCAGGCTGTCAATATTTTTTACTGCCTTGACCACATTGTTTACAATCAAGGTCTTTTGACGTTCAGTTAAAGGGGTCAATGACATATTACATGCTCCAGTAAGATTCGCTAGCAGGGTTACAACACCAAGGAGTGTCACGGTCAATTTGAATAGCCTTACCGGTCATCAAATTAGTAACAGTTTTCATCTTGGGAAAACATTCAAATCGATAGCCATCTTTAGGCAAGTACAGCCAATACAGACCATTCATTTCCCGCTTCATACCTTCAGCAGTACGGTCCGTCCAAACAGTAGTTGACACCAAACGCTCACCAGTTTTGGTGCGCTTGTCAGCTTTATAAATGTACATTGTGTAGTCTTGCTTCATTTCTTGCTCCGTTATCTAACTGTCTAAGATTCTATTATATACCCAAATCCAATTGTTGTCAACTGAATTTGGGGTGTTGTTTTTATGCAACAAAACTAGCTTTGATTCGCAGATATTTACGGTATCTGGTAGCAGTTACTTTAACACGATTTTCGTAACCTACTAGGAAAAACAAGAATTTTATCTCGGTTTCTAGGTCTTCTAGGTTAGAATCTGGACTGACCTGCAGGGTCACTAAACGCATATCACTTTCGCTTGCTTTATCAGTATAGGAACCTGAGTTGAGTTTTTCATCAAAATATTTGCGAACTAAACTACGAACTTGTTTGGTGTTTGCTATCATCTAAAACTCCGTTTCTTTACTGTTTAATATTCTATTATACACCCAAATCCATTTGTTGTCAACCGTATTTCAAAAGAACATATGTTCAGGATCACGTACGGGGAGGTCTTTTAGAACCATAATTATCTCATCTTTTTCTGAAAAAATCAAGCGCCGTTGTTCTAATACAACACGCCGTTCGGCATCTGTAAGTTTTAGCCATTCATCGACCGCATGATATGAACCCCAACAAATATCCCTAGGAATCTCATTTACAATCCATGACACTAGGTGTTTAATTGCGGTTACTGTATTTCCAGGATGTGACCTAGACATTGCGTTCATAAAATCATTGGCTAACATATTATGAAAGAATCCGCCGGGTTCATACCCATGAACCAAATAATTGTATATAGGTTCGGCAAAATCTTTATCAACCTCATATTCCACAAAACTAGCGTATAGTTTACTTTTACTGTATTTTGTTAAATTCATATAAACCTATCTCATTAACTTTGCCATTAATGTTAATTGTTCCAAATGTTTAATTGCTTTGTTTATTTCTTCTACTTTATTTTTGGTAACATGTGTTGAATGACCTATTCTTCTTGCATTGACTTCAAGTTTACTTAATTCGGTAACCATTGAATCAATGTTTCTTAGCATTTTGTTTAAATCTGGGTTGTAGCCAGCGGCACTCATTTCGGTACGCAACTTGCTACTAACGTCTTGCCAATCTAATGCATGTTCAATGTTCATACAGAGAAGTATAACACAGCTAGGATTTAAAGTCAAAAAAAAGGATCCTAAGATCCTTTTGTTGTGTTTGACTGTTTGTCCGTTTTCTCAATTATAGCGGGCGGTTCAATGTAGTGGTCCCAAACTTTTTGACCTGCATTCCAACCAAACACAGTAAAAAACCCTGCGGCAGCCCAGTAAAGTATAAGCATTCTAGCTCCTATGTAAGTGAGTTTATTTAGTAGGAACTAAGTTGTCTCTAAATATTTCCCATGCACGTTGCCATGACCATCTGCCACTTCCTTCCCATACTTTTTGCCTATCTAACATTAGTGCATCTTTGACTGCTTGTTTTAAATCATCATTCAAGCAACCAGTTATACCTTCATCAACCACATCTTCAGGTCCCTGACATGGATATGCGGCAACAGGAGTTCCGCAGGCCATAGCTTCAATCATAACAATACCAAATGTTTCCCAACGGCTTGGGAATACAAATACATCTGCCATGGCATAATATTTTGCTAAATCTACACCTGTTTTAAATCCTGTAAACATTACATCAGGATATTTTTTCTTATAAGTCTCTAACATAGGCCCATCACCTACCATAATTTTATTTGCGTTTGAGTAGTCTAGTTCAAAGAAATCTTCAAGGTTTTTTTCTTTGCTTACCCGTGCTACACATAATAGTATAGGGCCATTCACTACTGTTTTTGTACGATAGGTTGGGTTAAAAATATCACGGTCAACTCCTCTAGTCCATGATACTACTTCAGTGTCAAAGCCATGACTTTGTAATTCTTCTACCATTGAATCTGTAGTTGTTAATACTTTACCACTATGCTTATGAAACCAACGAACAAAACGCCATGTTAGTGTTTCAGGTATGTTGAATAACTTTTTTAGACCTTCAGGAAACTTAGTATGATAAGCAGTATTGTGCCTAATATTACATTTTGAAAGATATGCTCTAGCCCACAAACCAATAGTACCCTCTGTGGCGACATGGATATGATCCGGAGATATCTCCTTAATCTTCTTGCCCATGTTCCTCGGATAGCTAATCTTGACCTCGTTGTAGCCAGGACAATCAACATAGCTGAACCTCCTGGGGTCAATATAATCAATAGTATAATCATCCAGAACTGCATAAGCCTCCAAATTTTTATACGTTGTAACGACACCATTAATTTGATCCGGCAAGTTGTCCGTTATGATTAGAATTTTTTTCGTCATTTGTTTTAACCCAAGTTACTATTTCCCAACGACCGTCATGATGCTCTACCAATGCAGTACAACTTTCAACCCAGTCTCCGTCATTCATATATGTAACACCATCAATTTTTTTAATTTCTGCATGATGTATGTGACCACATATTACCCCATCAAAACCTCGTTTGATACAGTAAGCGGCTAGATTCTTTTCAAATTGAAATATAAAATCTACAGCCTTTTTTACTCTGTGCTTAAGATATTTACTAAGACTAAAGTACCCAAAACCAAAACGATGACGTATCCAATTGAACTTGCTATTAAGCGAAAGAATGAAATCATATGCTTTATCTCCTAAAAAACTCAACCATGGTGCAAGTCTAGTAATGCCATCAAACAAGTCACCATGTGTAACTAGATAATGTTTGCCATCTGCACCTATATGTTCAGTTTGATTTGTTATTTCTATAAGACCAAAGCTGAAACCATATGGTATCATTGGGCGTAAAAACTCATCGTGATTGCCTGCAACATAAACAACTTTTGTTCCACGCTTTGCATGACCTAAAACTCTGCGTACAACGTTAGTATGGCTTTGTTTCCATCGCCATTTGTTTTGTTGTATTCTCCAGGCGTCAATGATATCGCCAACTAAAAATAATGTTTCGCATGTGTTATGCTTTAGAAAATTATTTAATTCATTGGCTTTGCAGTCTCTAGTCCCTAAATGGACATCACTAATAAAAATAGTGCGATAAGTTTTTTTCATCGTAGTATTTATCGCTATGTGTGCTTACACCCTGTTAAGCCAAAGAAAAAGGGCCCTAAAGCCCTTTTGTATCTCTAATCACTGATTAGAATGAACGTGTATATGCAAAGTTAACGCTGTGATTGTTGCTGTCACCACGAACTTGGTCGTAACGAATACCAAGTGAATCTTTCTTAGTTAAAGCATAGCTTAAACCAACACGAACTGTATCAGTTGTGTCAAGATTAACATTTGAGTTAAATGATGTGCGATAACGATAACCTAATTTAGCAGTTACCTTACCAGTAGTGTACATAACACCTGGCTCAACTGACCAATAGTTAAAGTCACCTGTATTAGAATACTTGTCACCAACTGCAACACGTGTATATGCAACTAGAGGACCAACTGGCATTGTACCAGTTACACCTGCTTCTAAGCGTGTGCTTAGTGCATTAGTACCATTTTGCTGATAGTTAGTAAAACCAACATCACCTGCAAAAGTGCTGTTGAATGATTCTTTTACAGACAATTGATAATTAACTGAATCTTTGGCACCCTTGTCACCTTGTTGGTTTTGACCTTCAACAGTGATTGTTCCTGCTGATGCGAGACCGGCAAAGGCCAATGATGCAATAATTAGAGAGATTTTCTTCATTTTTTGTTTCCTTGTAAAATGTGACAAATTTGTCACGTGAATATGTATTTAGTGTAATAATTCAGTTGCGTAAAAAAATCTAGTGTTTTTTGGTGAAAATAGGGGCCGAAGCCCCTATTTTGGTTGTTTCTGTTACGAGGTATTTCCTACCCTAAGCTGAGTTTAGGCAGCTAATGCGAACTGTGAGTCGTTTGCGTTTACTTTTTTGCTTGATTAACGGTCATCGCCTACCGTGCTGTCCACTAATTTACTTGTTGCCCTGTCGAATCTAGGTCAGGCCCATCAAAAGCACTTTAATATCTTTTTTGACTTAAATCTAACTTTTCTGTCGTTTAGATACAAAATGCTTGTGGTGGACCTGGGGGGATTCGCACCCCCGTCCAGAACACTTTTCTCTTTGCTTCATACAGCAATAACTTTTACTTAACTGCCTCTGTGTGTTTGCCTTTTAGGCTTTTCTTTAGAAGTTTAAACCAAAGTTCTTTAACCTTTGAAAGATTATGTTCCATTTCAGCCTTGTTAAGTTTCATAACTAATTTTCTAACTTTCATAACATTCTCCTTTCGAGACTGTGATAACTATTTATATAGTTTACTTGTTTGCAAGAGGATTGTCAATAGCCTTTTGAATCTTTTGGTCAACCTCACGCTTTAGTGTTTCCACTTCACGATTTATTTCTCTACGGGCTGATGTAAATTCTGAATTAATTTCTTTACGGGTTTGTTCCATATCTTTACGAATAGTAGCGGCTTCGCTTCTTGCTCTTTCCAAATCTTCACGAACCGCTTTACGCATATCACGCATTTCACCTTCAGTTTCACGTTGTGCATTTTTAACACTACGCTCTACCTGTTCTGTTACACTTTCGTTACGACGGATATCATTCTTTAAGTCAGTTTTAATATCACGTGTGTAATCTGAAGTTTTACTGCTGTTTTCTTCAATAACTGCTAGTCGCTTGTCAAAGCCACTTAAGTCAGGTGCAGAATACTCAGCAATCTTTTTCTTCATACTTTGATAGTCTTTGTAAACTTCAAAAGCTCCATACAATCCGCCCAATGTTGATGATACAATAGTAAATGCTACCATTAGTTTTGCAGGTGTGAATTCATAGCCGCCAATACTAATAACAGTATCTTTACTGGCATACTTTTTCGTGGCTGCTTCTAGTTCATCAACCTTTTCATCTAAATTTTTAATTTCTTCTGTCATTTTAACGATCCTTACTTTCTTTTTTATTTTGGTTTGATACCAAAGTTACCCATGCTTTTTTAGCTTCAAGATTATCTTTGGCATTTTGTACTTTGGTACTATTACTTTTTATAATGCTTGTCGTTGACAATCCTAGCCCAATTCCTATAATTATGTAAACAATATAGTATTCCATATTACTCACTTGTTTTTACTGGACCTATTTTATTTTTAAGTCCTTGTCTGTCTTCAAGAACAGCAATGTGTTGACGGTTTTCCATAATGGCATCACGGTTCTTTTGAATTTCTTTTTCTAACTCTTGACGTAATTTTTCACGTGCAAGTTCAGCACCACTATTAGTAGCCTGTTTGTTGTCCGTGGTCACTACTAGACTTACCTTCTGGTTGAGAATAGTAACATCGTGTTGCAATGCACCCAACGCACTAATCAAATAACCAGTACTACCAATTAGTAAAGGCAATAAAGCAAACAATAGTTTCTCTATGAATTGTCCTTTTGCTGATTCTTTTTCTTCTGCCATATCATTCTCCTTTAAAATAATGAATTTTTTTTCTTCTTATCTGTTTTATCAAACAACCAATTAATGACTTTGATTCCCAAATACGTAAACAAAATACATGCGGAAATAATTATACCTGTTACCAAATCAATTTCTATCATATTAATTTTTCACTTTATACTGCTGGTCTATCATCTCTTGATGTAGTCTATCACTTGACAATACTCTTAACGCTCTGGCGTTATCAACTGTTCTTTGATTTTTATAAATTTCTTTTGGTGCGTAGAAAGACGCATCCTTTAATGTAAACAATGAATATGCATCATACCCTGCAGGTTGTGTTGCCAGTGTTGCTAATGTCACACCACTAGCCAACTCATTTTGTTGTACATTTTTATTTACTGTTGTGGGCTTTTCTTCAGTAGTAGCACTTAATTGCGTTGTTGATTTCTGTTCAGTAAGATTTAACATGCCAGGCTTTAGTCCCAGTTTATTAGTGTTAGCATCAGTAGAATCCACACTAGCAACTTGTTGTACATTTGATGAATTATTATCAGATTTCAAAACTAATTTACTTGATTCAGTATTGTATGTTTCTATATTAGTAAATTGTTGAGTAACGTTAGGTTGTAATAATGCAAATTTAACTTCTTGACTAGTTACAGTAAAATCTTGTTGTGTCTGTTTGATGCCATCAAATAAATTTATTGAACTAGTTGAAATGGTTGTTGATTCGAATGTAGTTTTTTGCTCAGTTTGTTTTAATGAGTTAGAACTTGTAGTAGCTATAACCATAGTTGAATCAAATGTTTGTGGGCCAATCATTGATTTAACTACTGAGGTCGACCCAGGAGTAGGTGCCATGTTTGGTAAACTAAAACCAATTTCTTGATTTTGAGATTTGGTAGTTTTAGTTGTATCATTATTAGCAGTAACGGACATACTATTATTAGCACTTTGTGTTATTATGTTGTTTGCAAAATTAAGTGCTTGGTCATTGGTTTGTTGCATTGCTTGTTGTGCTTGCTGTTCTGCTTGCTGTACAACTGTTTTTTCAGTAGCAGTAATACGTGCTTGTTGATTTTGAATCATTGAAACAATTTGCATAACATTAGGTCCTCCACTAGAATTATCATTAGGTGAAGATTGTTTACCACTAGCTACTTCGCCGACCTTAGGTTGTGGATTATTTGCTGTGGGACTAGCCGATACTATAGCAGTACCTGGAGGTAGTTGTTGACCTTGGCTTTGTTGCTGTTGCTGATTCTGCGGTCCTTGTTGAGATTGCAATTGCAAAGGCTGACCTTGTTGTACCGATGCTATAGCATTTGGATCAACAACAACACCACTAGTAGTTGAACCGGGCGTTATGGGAGCCATGGTGCTTGCTGTTACTGTAGCCGGTTCAGCGTAACCGGTAGTTGCATAATCTGTTGTATTAGTTCCAGACAATTTAGCAATGGCTTCTGTAAACCCCGAACATTTACTACTTGAATATGGGTTAGATGTACAAGGATCCGGAGTAACGATTAGCTTACTATACATATTGTATACAGAACCCTGACCAACGACACTAGCATTGAATCCAAAATTTCCCATTAAATTAGTATTTGTTGACTGTGGAAACAAATACTGATATGCCATTGACTGTGGTCCTTCAGAAGGACCCTTAAAACCATATGAACTTGAAAATAATGATTGGTTACTACTATTTCTAATATCAACAGATCGGAAGA